TCTGTACCTACTGGCTCTTCTTTAGCTTCTCTCTTAATAATAAGATCAGGTAACCTAGTACAGAACCTTAAAGCTTTAACTCTCTCTTGTAATCTTATACAATCACTTACATCACACTTTAACAAGTTCTCTGTCTCTGATGCAACAAGCTTATCAATCTCAGTTCTTAATGCTTTCCAATTAGGGTTATTGCTTAAATCTACAGCTTGTTCTCTTGTTATTGGCTTGACCATCGTTTATCCTCCTGCTGGTGCTGGTGCATGCATCTCTTGTGGATTCTGCCCAGGTGGGTTAGGTGATTGCTGTTGTCCGCCTCCTTTGGACATCTCAGCTTCTATTTCTTCGTCACTAGCTCCTTCATTGATTCTTTGTTGTATTTGCATCTGTTGTTCAGGAGATATCTGTCCACCTGCCTTTATAGGTCTTGGTGGATTTAGGAGCTTTGATATCTCTTTAAATCCCATATTCTCTGCTATACGTTTATTTATCTCTCTCCTGTTGACTGTCGGGTCATCTCTAGTAAGTTCCTTAAACCTAAGCAACTGACCTACTTGCAACTCCTTGTTGAGTGTCTCTGACACCCCACTTGGCATGAACTTTACTTTAGTCTGGATCATCTCTGGAGTTAACTGAATTGGTACTGGATTGCCTTCTTCACTCATCAGGTCTATCCATTCAGGCCTTGTCATAAACTGTTGTAAGTCTGATAGGAACATTTCAGCGAGCAGTTGTATGAAGTCTATTTCCATCTTACGCAGAACAGGTCTAAACCTCATACCCGCTGCTCCCTGTAATAGATTCAAGCCCATAGCAGTACGATGCTGTCCGGAATCTGCTGGCATCAGAGGATTAACAGCCCCAGTACTCTCACGGAAGTCCTGTTTCGCTAGTTCCTCTTCTTTGTAGCTTGAACTTGTTACATCAGGTGTTTCTATCCACTTTAAGGAGTTTACTGTATCAGATACAGAGTGCCATAAGCCAGGTCTGTTCTTAGTAAGCTTCCTAGTGTTGATTAATAGATCGTTTCCATTGTATACACCTTGTTTGTTTAGAACGAGGTCTACATTGTCTAATCGTTGATTTACAAGCTTATTTACTCTCTCTTGAGTAGGAAGCCCTGCCTTGCCTATTCCAACGCCAAAGAAGCTAGGTTTGCAGTCTTCAAACAACTTAGTCTTGATATATGGTGCATGTCCATAGTTATGTGGATTAGGCTTACCCATAATCTTGATAGTTCTGTTTATAATAATAATCCAATAAGGTTCTGCCTCACTAGAGGTAACTTTCTTATCTTCATCAAATGATGGATGCCATGGTCCCCAATACTCTAGAATCTCATACTCATCCTTCTTCTTGCCTGATTCAAGACCTTTCTTCCAATCAGTCTGTTTAGAACCTACAATCTCTTGTGACTGTAAAGCTTTATCTAGGTTAGTAAAGTCAAAGTTAGGATTCTGAGCTAATTCTTTAATATACTCTGCATCACAGAACCTACGTCTAATGATAGGAAGGTCATCTTTAATCTCTAGCTTAGAAGGATGCGGGAACATCTCAAAGAAGTCTATTATTTGAAAGTCTGGTCTTCCTCCTAGGTTCTTCTTGTATCGTTCTCCTGTAATAGGATCGTGTAACCATTGTGACTCTGACTTCCATATCTCTTCTCCGTAGCCTGTACCAAACAATACTGTCTGAGAGATAGTGAATCCTCCCTTACCTTCTACATTAGCTCTTCTGAAATAATGCTTAATACCTTCTTTAATAGCAATAGCTTGTTGTGGATCAGCTTTTCCCTCAGCTAATACTTCTATTGGAGCTGAATTAGGAAACATTGCTGTATATAATCTCGGTGATATAGTCTGTTCTGCTTCTAGTGTCAATGGCACATGAACTGCATTTTGCCAGTCTTCTCCTCTTTTTGGAGGTACATTACACCACTGATCATATATTGTCTTTGCTTCATCAAACTTGGTGTCCCAATGCTGTTCATAGAGTCTAAACTGCTCTACAACATACTCTAACATAGGGTCTTTAGTCTTAGTATCGGATGTTGCCTTCTGTTTCTTGTGATGCCTAGTATTCGCCATATGTCCACTTCCTCTTAGTTTTATTGTCAGGACCCCTCTTTTTTATAGTGCTTCCAGTAACAACTGAGAACCCTGTTCTAGCTTGTGCCTCTTTGGCTGCATCCTTAGCTGTATAGCCCTTATTAAGTAATTCCTGATACATTGCTCGTACATTCACTATTTCTTCTTCTTCTTAGGCTTCTCATCAGGTAATATATCGTACCCAGTAGGTAAACCTTTGCGTTCTGGTAATTTCATCTCTTTTGGTGCATTTGATCTAATATGATATTTGTTTGCCATTAGAATTGTCCTCCCTGTCCTTCGGTTAAAGAGTGATAACTCCCTCTTTTAGGAGTTCTCTTTGGATATTTAGTATATTTCCCTGTATATTCCACTTCATCTTCATCTTCATCTTGTTCAGTAAAGAATTCTGGTCCAAAGTTATAAATATACCTTAAACAGTCCATAAAATGGTCATCCTTCTTCTTTACTTGGTCTTTAAGACCATAATCTTCCTTATTGCGCTTGTAGTTATCCCACAAGTAGTGTTGGAACTCATAGATTGTCTGTGTACAGCTTCTAAATACCTTCAACTGTGGCTTAACTGTCTTAGATAAGTGATTGTACATAGGTTTCAAGGCTTTTCTGATCCTTGATTTACCTAGCTGGGTGTCTGAATTAGCCCTAGTACAGAACACTCCGTGTTTCATCAGCTCTTTGCGTACGTTAAACCCACCTGCTATCAAGTTGTCTTTATCATTATGAGGGTCAATCAGTCTGATTCTTGGTGGATCCTGTCCTTCTTGTGCTAATATCCCATGTGCAATGGTTTTTAGATCAGCTCCCTCAAGCCATAACTCATCATATATCCAGTGGTTACCCTTAGTGTCCACTGCAAACCACATAACAGCCGTAGGAGTCCTCTCATGAGGGTCTATGGCCATGTATCTAGTCCATAGGGGAGGAACATCAAAGTCTTCTACAATATGGTCATTAGGATTAAACTCTTTATAGACTAATCCAGAAAGATGAAGGAATCTACCGTGTATACGAGCTTCTTTCTCTTCTTCAGTTAAACTAGCTTCAAACTCTTGTATAGCTAACTCATCAAGGTGAGGGTTATCCCTCATATTTACTGTTACACAGTGTATTCTATTATGATCTGGATTAGTATATATCTCATCATATATCCAAGGTTGTGTTAGAGGCGTGAGAGTAAGCCAATTACGCCCTCTCCAATCAACCAAACCTCTAAGAGTAGCAATATACTTCTCTCTTGGTGGAGGCTCATCAAACCATGCAATATGACCCTTCCAACCTTCGTACTGTTCAGTATTCTGTTCGTGCGATAAGATATCAAATGCTGATCCATTCTTTAAAGTCCACTTTACGGGGACCCCTATAGGATTTCGATATTTCTTGGCAACCAGGGATTCATCGAGCCATTCGTCTAAAAAAGGAATGATAACTTCTCCAACACCCTTCTGGAAGTCTTTCGCAATTATTCTCCCTTTGATCGCACCATTGAATCTATTTTCCATCGGGTACCATTTAGGATACATCCCAGTCATATGAAAGAGAAACTCCATTCCCCCGCAAGTGGTCTTACCTGATCTGTTACCTCCAAAGATAGCTCTAGTAGGACAAGAAGAAGTATGGAACTCCTCCTGCTTATCATAAGGAAGATAGTAGAGTAACTTCCTACTCTTCCGGTATAGGACTTCCTCGTTCACTAGATGGAGGTAATGTTCCTGGTCTTCCCGGCTTAGGGCATGAAACTCCTCCTCCGTCAAGTGTACTTCTTGCAAGTGTGCCGAGTCTTTTAAACTCATGAACTAGCTCCTCTGGTGTTAACCCTTTGGTATATGAATATGATGTATTTGATATTTCAACACTTGGACCTGCCTTACCCAATGAATTCATTATCTTGCAGATCTCTTTAGCTGTTTCTTCCGTTGGCTTCTTAGATTGTAAATCTCTTAGCCGTTGGTTTAGCTTAATCAACGATAAACGTTGGGTGTCTTTAAATAAATGTTTTACTTTGGATACGTTACGGGAGTGTTGTTTTCTTAATTCTGAATAGAATAGTTCGCCAATGGAACCTGTGCGAGCAGTATTACCACCCATTAAATCATAGAGAGTCATTTCCTTCCATCCAATCGATCTTGCGATTTCCTTGACGGAGAGTGACCCTTCTTCTAGTAACTCTAATGCTTTCCAATGCTTCGGAGAAAGCTGTGTTGTCTTATGTCTTGCCATAAGGGTATTCTCTTTATACCACATGTAGTA